TGACCATTGGTCAGGTATTACCCTAGATTCACATCTAGAGAGCTTTAGAAGCTCGTGTCTGAAAGTATTAATCTTTTACTCGGTAAAAGCAGTTAATCCAGGACTCAAAGATTAAAGAATGATTATGAAAACCATCTTCAAAAATTTCGCAAGGATTCTAACTCGTGGTTCGCCAGGAGGTATAGCGATAACCTATCGCCATTATAGTGACTTGAAAACCATGAAAAGTAACACTGTAAGAAATAGGAAAAGCTCAAAGGCCAAGCATAAATCTTCGGATAAGTGTCTTGTTCCTGTAGCGACTCCGGGTACCATAAATTCAAATTTTGGTTTAATGGTACCTGTGTTCTCTAGACTTACGCAGTTAAGCGAGGCAGAGATACAGGAGTACTTCGACAAAACCGTACAAGTACATAACAAGTTCATTACTGAACTTGGTGTAGAGTTCGGGACTAAGCATTTCAAGAGCATTGCTCTTTATTGCATTCTTTTAGTCGAAGAAAGAAATCCACCACCGGTGGACCGTGTTGGGGTAGGTAAAGTCGATAAATGGCCTAATGTATTTGGCTATCTACGACCTGTCTTCCACTCAATCACACCTAACCGTAAAGGTCAGGTTCTTGATTCAAAAGAAATCTGCGTTGAAAAACTCAGACTTCTCCATACTCTATTCAAATTGAATAGAATATGTTCATCTTATGCTAACTTGGATGTCAGTAATTTAAAAAAGACATTCCAGTTACCTCAGGAATTTGTTTCTAAATATGAGTCATATTTAGAGAATAAGTACGGAGATACGAAGCCCATTGAAGTTGAAAAATTCAAAATCAACGGATTCTTGGGATCCAAAAAAGGTCCAAATAATGTTCCTAAATTGGACTCAGCGGGTGCTGAGGCTGCAAAGCTTCTATTATCGAAAGAACATCATCACTTTAAAAAGTTATGTGATCTCACTGATAACTCAGCCTTCTACGAATACTTCTTGCAAACTGCAAAAAAGTTTGTAGATGACCATCCTAATGAAGATCTTAATAAGATCCGATTAAGAAAATTGGTCGCAATCCCTGATACAGGTAATAAGTCCCGAACAGTCGCAATATGCGATGTTTGGACTCAGATGGTGTTAGAACCGTTTGAGGATTACCTTAAGAATGAAATGCTTAAGGAGTTTCCCTCTTCTTCCGCATATCTCTCTCATGCAGGAGGTTTCGAAAAATTGAAACTTAACTGTTTAGAGAAAGAACATCTAACGATAGACGCTTCCGATTGGACAGATAATTTCCCTTCTCACATTCAATACCTTACGGTAAAGAAGAGATTGGGGGAAGATTATGCTGCCTCTTGGCAAGCGTTAGCCATTAAATGCCGTTGGCATCTTGGTAATTCAGAGGATACCGTAGTATATGGAAAAGGGCAAGGCATGGGAACCAAGGGTTCCTTCATGGCCGCCAGTTATTCAGATCACAATGTGATCGAATTTACTTACCTAGATCATTACAAGAAAATTCTTGATTATCAAAAGGTAGGCGACGATTTAGCAGTACAAGATCCCGATAATATTTTCGAGAAAATGTATGCTAGTATCGGCGTGCCCATAAACGTATCTAAATCTAAAAGATCGACCCCTAGGGGCCACTTCTTAGAATTTGTATCACGTAATTTGTGGGATGGTTTGGATTGCTCCATTCTATCCCCAAATGTTTTAACGAAAGCGTTAAAACAACCGTATATTTATCCAGTGTTAACCAGTCACCTGGCTGAACGAATACCGGAGTACGCTATCCCCAGTTTAGAAGAAGTGTTTTTACACACTAAACCGGGACGGGATGTGATTAAATTCGAAGAACATAAACGTTCTGTTAAAGAATTAATCAGCATCTACGCTGCTTTGTCAGGAGATAGACTAATTAAAGTCGAAAATCCTGAGAAGTTTGAGGGAACCAGGGAATTGCTTTTAGCAATTATCCAGGAAATCCTTAGACTTCATAAGAGATCACAAGTTGTTGATCCCACAGATAGCATTTCATTGTTTGAAGACCGTGTATCAGAATTCATTAATAATGAATATGATGACAAGTGGCGATACTTTTTGGATGCCGATCTTTCTTTGAAAGAAATCGAGCAATTCAATTTCTCGCTACGGGTCTTCACAATGATGAAAGAAATCTCAGAGGCCAGCTATACCGAGGGGAATATTTTAAGAACCCCTAGGGAGCCGCACCCAATGAGATATACTATTTCAGACGTCAGGCCTACCTATAGACTCTCTGTAACAAGATTGTTACTCGAGTGTTTAATGGTAGTAAAGTGCAAATTGGAAAATATAAGGATAATAAATTCCTTTGATTCCCTCAATCCTAAGAATCCGGATCCTAAGATCCATCTTCTAAAGAGTCTCAGCAAAGCGCTGTTTAACTCTAGGAGTGAGAAATTTGATGAAGAACTTAACTTAAAAGATAAGTTCATGTTATCAACACTGAACCTAAACGTCATCTATTCTGAAATTCTCAAATCAGAACGATAATTCAGGTTTACCCCTTGGGTAAACATGATAACGAATAGTACCTGGAGACACCCCTCATCCGAGACAAGACATGTCTATAACACAGTGAGCCTGACC